GTCTTGGCGACCGGGTTGGATCGCGCGACTCGCCAGTCATACTCCGGCGGCGTCCAGGCCAGGGCGCGCTTGTGCAACTGGTAGAGGTTGCCATCATGCTGCCGGCGGCGAGTGACCAGACCCTCGGCCACCATGCTCTTGAGGATGGCGCCCACCTGCATGGGCTCCAGATCGCTGGGCCAGGCCATGGATGCCGCGATTTCCTTGGCGGAAAATTCGTCGCCAAGGTTATCGCGCAAGGCATGGATGATGCCGGCCTTTACGGCGCATGTGTGCTCATACTGGGTGCGAGTCATGGTCATGTCAGTCTGTTCCATAAGGTCAACCTGTGGTGAAAAAGGTGCCCGGTCACGGACGGCGGTTTGAAAGGGGACCTGCCCGCCCGGGCTGCCGGTGTTTGTTGAACGCCCACCGCCGGCTGGGGCGTCCTGGCCTTTGCTCACGCGCCCCGCCAGGCTCGGGGTCTACCACGCCACAGCAAAAATGGGAGGCTGTCGTCATCAGAAAGGCACCTCGTCGTCACCATCGCCGACCGTCAGCGGCTCGCTGGCATGCACCAGGCGGGCATCAAAGGTCTGGTGAATGGCGTCGCCAATCGGGTCCAGGACCATAAAGTTGTTCTTGCTGGCCTCGGCCAGCTCCTGGCTGCGGTAGTCATCGGCGCCATTGGCAATCTGCCGCCCATCGGGCAGGGCGTAGACGGTCCTGGTCGCGTCCGCTTCCACCACCGGAAGCGGGCACAGGGCGTGAATCCATTGGTGCCACTGGCAGCCCTTGGGCACCACGGCAGCGGGGATCTCTTCCCCAGCCATGCTGCACAGCCAGTGGGCGCCCAGGTCCTCGCTGCGCAAGTCCGGGGCGGAAAAGCGGCAGTTGCGGCAATGCGCCACCGGCGGCAGGCGCTCGCCCCAATAGACGGCGGCGGTGATCGGCGGCATCCACTTCGCCTCGTACCAGGACGGATCGCGGTAGCTGCTGGCGGGCGGGGTGTCCGCCTCCAGCAGGCGCTGCGCCTTGGCCAGCAGGCCGTCCCAGGTCATGGGCTCAAAGCGCACCCGCTCGGCATGGATGCGGCTGTCATCCTTGCAATAGGCGACGAACAACGCCCGCTCCATGCCCGAGGCGCCCATGTAGCACTGCAACTGGGCAAAGTATTCCTGGCTCCAGGCCTGGACGCCCTTCTTCTCCAGGTCGTTGAAGCGCTTGGCCGCCACGCTCTTGGCCTCGAAAACATGCCAGGTCTTGGGCGCCTCGGGGATGCCGTGAATCGCCCCGTCCATCGAGCCGCCGAAGTGGCCGCCGAAGTAGGCAAAGCGAAATTGCCGCCCGTCCGGGTCCGTGGTGTGCAGCTCCACGCCGGGGATCTGGCGCAGATAGCGCACCAGTTCCTGCTCGATGGCGTCCCCCAGGCGGAAGATGCGCTCGGTGCGCGGGCTGTGCTCCTCCGGCAGACAGCCGCGAAACTGCAACCACAGGGTACGGGTATCGGCCTTGCCGATCTGCGACATCCCCAGGTGGCCGCGCCCCTGGCGGGCGGCGATGTCCCGCTGAATGGCGGCGTCCAGGGCCGCCAACACCGGTGGCGGTTCGGGAAAGAGGGGGGCGTCATGCCACGCTGGCGGGGCAGGCGCCGTGGCCGGGTTGGCAGGCAAGCTATCCGGCGCCTGGCGCGCGGCGTCCAGGGTGCCCGGGGTAAACAGGCTGGTGACGGTCCCCGCCGGGGCATCAGATACCATGGTCATAATCGCTCCTCACGATGTCCTTCCAGCGGCTGGCCACGTCAACCGTGATCAGCCGTGGCTGGCGTAGCACTTCCTCGCCCTGATCCAGCAACCAGGCGGCCTGCTCCGGGGTCATGGGCGAAGTCCCGCGCGTGGTCAGGCCGGCCCATTCCAGGGCGGCCTTCTGCCCGGCATAGCCGGCATAACCGATCATCAAATTGCGGTAGAAGGTCTCGAACAGCCCGCAGTGGTAGCCCAGGCGCAGGTAAGGCTGGCCGCTGGCCTGGCTGTAGGCCACGCGCCACGACAGCCGCTCCACCTCGAAGTCCTGCAAGCTGCGCTCGCTGGAGATCAGCCCGCCGCGCTTGGCCTCGGCCTCGTGGCGAATAAACAACTGGCCACACTGCTCGCACTTGATCGCCGCCGGCGGGTTCTTGTGGCCGCAGCCATTGCGGAAGCAACTGGTGGACGGGTCCCAATCGCCGCAGCGCCGATAGGGTGCCTCTTCCCGCGGGTCGCGCCGGGTTGGGCGCGGCTCCTTCTCGTCGGCCTGATCCACCGGCCCCAGGCGCTCGATGTTGCCGCCGAAGTCGAGGACCAGGCAGTCCGTCTTGCCGGTCTCCGGCGACAGGCGCAGCCCGCGGCCCACCATCTGCACATAGAGGCTGGCGGACCTGGTAGGGCGCAACAGGACGATGCAATCGCAGCGCGGGCAATCCCAGCCCTCGGTGAGCACGCCGACGTTGCACAGGGCCGGAAAGCCCCCGGCGGCGAAGTCAGTCAGCAACCACGCCCGCTCCTCGGCCGGGGTCTCGCCGCTGACGGCATCGGCCTCGATACCCCGCCGCAGCAGGGCCTCCTTCACCAGTCCGGCGTGAAGGATCGAGACGCAAAAAAACACCGTGGCGCGGCGCCCCTGGGCGTAGGCCGTAGCCTGCCATTCGTCCAGGGCAGCGTCGATGATGCCCTCTGCCGTGGCCCGCTCTTCCAATTGGCGCTCGTTGAAGTCCCCGCCCACGGTCTTGACGCCCTCGGTGTCGATGGTCCCCGCCATTGGGGCCAGCGAGGTCAGGGGGGCCAGGTAACCCTGCTTGATCAGGTCGAGCATGCCGACGTGATAGGCCAGATCGGCAAAGGGCTTGCCGGGGCCATAGATGCGCCCCTGCCCCAAGCGGAAGGGGGTGGCGGTGAAGCCAATCACCACCAGGTCCTCATACTGCTCGCGCAACTCGGCGATCAGCTTGCGGTAGCGCCCTTCATCCTTGATCGAGATGCGGTGGGCCTCGTCGATGATCAGGAAGGTGAACTGCCCCACTGCGCGCACCACCGGGGCGATGGTGTCGCGGCTGGCAATGGTGATCGGCCGCACCTCGCGCCGCCCCAGGCTGGCGGCATAGACCCCCACCGGGGCCGCGGGCCAGACGTGGCGCAGCTTGGCCTCGGCCTGGCTGATCAGCTCCTGGCGGTGGGCCAGGATCAGCACCGACACGCCGGGGTACTCCGCCAGCAGGCGCTTAATCAGGGCGGAAAAGATGATGGTCTTGCCCGCCGCGGTTGGCAGGCACACCAGCGGGTCCTCCCCTTGGCGCCCTGCCGCCCACCAGGCGAACAGGGCGTCAATCGCGGCCTGTTGGTAGTCTCTTAGGTTCATATTGAATGTCCTTCGCGGATTACCTTGTGCCATCTTGCATGGCAAGAAGGGCATAAATAGCTGGTTGGCCACTTATCTGCTTCAGCAACCCCAAACAAGTAGCGCGCTGCCCAATGGTGATATTCAGCACCAATCGTTCCGCACACTTCACAACATCTCGTTTCATCTTTTGGCGCGTCGTAAACAATCTCAAAGCCGTTTTGTTTGGCATATTGTTCTGCTACTGCTTTTGGCATAAAGGCGCTAGTCTTTTTGCCGCAAATGCCGCAAATGATCCGATGCGTTTTGTGTCCACCATTGTTGATCGCGCAATCAATTCCCCAGTGCTTTGAGCCGCAATAATCACAAGGTTTTGATAAGCGATCATGCCAAGCCATTTATGCCCACTCCATCTAAGCTACCGTTCCCAGGGCCGCTTACTGGCACCACCGGCGGCCGGCTGCGCCTGAGGCGGGGGCATGTGCGCCGCCTGGGGCGGCGTGGGCGGCACGGCGGCCGGCGCCGGGGTGGGCGCATGGGACGGGGCGTGGGCGGCATGGGCCGGCGTCACGGCGCCGGGCAGGGGCTTGTAGGCGCGGATGCGGTTGCTGTCCTGGTACTGGCCGGTCTTGTCCTTGTCCACCTTCACCGCGCCGATGAACTCGCGCCCTTCCAGGTCGTGCAGCATGGCCATGGTCAGGCGCTCGTTGCCGGTGTAGCCGCAGGCCATCACCCACGCCTTGAGATCGCGCTGGGCAATCTGCACCACGGTCGGGTTGCTGTGGCCGACGTTGAACTGCTCGAAGATGCGCCGGTTGTCGTGGGTCCCACCCAGGATCTGGAACTGGACCTTGATCATCCGGTTGCCGGCCTTGGAGTAGGTGGCCTCGGCGCCCACCGACTGCATCACGTAGTCCCCCGGGGGGACGGGTTCAAAGGCGGCGGCTTGCTCCACCGTGGACAGGTCGATGTCGAGGTCGTCAGTGGTGTCAGCGCCGGGGTAGTTGTAATAGGTCATGGTTGCGTCTCGTGTTAGGCGGTTGTGGTGGGTGAGTTGCCGGCCGCGTCATGGTGGGCCGACCAGAAGGTGCCCCAGTCCAGCTCCATGCGGTCGGGGATGTTGAAACGGCGCTTGGCATCGAAGGCCGCCGAGCGCTGGGTGAACAGCAAGCGCTTGCCGTAGCTTTTGCCCTTGGCCTTGCCCTCGATGCCGGGCAGGGGCTTGCCCTTTTGGTCGGTGGGCGTCTCCACCCGCGTGTCCCAATTGGCGAACAGCACGTAATCGGCCCATTCGCGGAACAGGGGATCGGTACGCTTGTCGAGCTTGAGCATGTAGCGATCAAAGGCTTCGTACTCGGGATCGTTGAACGGCTTGATCTGCGCATGGGCGACGACAATGATGTTCATGCCCTTGGCGTAGAGGGCATCCAGGGCACGCAGCAACTGGCTGAACTTCTCCTGGGAATAGACCCAGCCCTTGCCGTAGGGAATGCTCTCAATCGACGCCACGCGGTTCTCGATGCACACCGCATCGCGGGCGATCTGTTCCGCCCAATCGGCGGAATCCAGCACCAGGGTCTTGAACTCATGCGGCTGGTCATAGAGGACGCCAATCGCCTCCATGATGTCGTTCCAGCTCTCCGGCATGGGGAAGCGCGTCACGTCCAGGTGGGCGGTGCCATCCTCGGCGGCAAGGAAGATCGGCGCCGGGGCGCTAGCGGCGAAGCTGGATTTGCCGATGCCATCCACGCCATAGATGACAATGCGCAGGGGGCGTTGCTGGCGGCCCGTCACCAGGTTGCTCAGGCTCATGCGGGGGGTGCTCATGCCGCCTCCTGGAGCAGTTCCACCTTGACCGCCGGCTTGGCCGGCTTGGTGACGATGGCCGGCAGGATGCGGCCGTAGGCGGCCGGGTTGTCGCGGGCCAGGGTCTTGAGCCCGGAGACGCTGATCTCCGGCTTCATGCGAATCACGGCGTCCATGATCTCGGCCCCCTCGCGGGCGATTAGTCCCAGGCCGGTCGGGGTCAGGCTGCGAATCAGCGCGGCGGTGGTGGTGATCTTGAAAAAGTCGGTCTTCGCTGTCTGGCTTCCTTCGTCTTTCAGTCCGACGAGTTCGATCAGCTTGGCTTCACAGTTCAGGCGATGGCTGCGGGCTTCGTCCTCGCGGCGCTTGGCTTCGAGCAGTTCCCAGGCGGCCTGGTCCTGCGGGGTCGGTGCGGGTTGCGTCATGTTAGTTCTCAGGTTGTGGTTGACGGTTGGCGTGGTTGAAGCATTGCGTGGCCCAGTAATCCAGGTTGGTGGCCAGCAGGCGGGCGTCTTCGGCGGATAAGGTCAGCAAGTCCTTATCGGTGAGGGCAGAGCCGACGATGTGCGCCAATTGGGTGACGATGAACGGCGGGCGTGAGGGGGTCATGATTGCAGCCACTCCACGGCCGCCGGACACTGCCAGGCCGCGGCCAGGAGGTGGACGCGGGCCTGGGGGCTGATGCGCTCTGGCAGCCTGGCCTTGACCCAGGGGCGACCGTTGATGCTGGTGGCGGCCAGGACCTGGGCGCCGAGGCGGGTCAGGGTGCCGGCGGTGTCGAGTGAGAGGCGGGCGAGGTATTCGGTGTGGGTCATGGCTGTTTCTCCTTAGCCGGATTGCGCTCCAATTGCTTCAGGTGCAACGTGGCGAAGGCACCGAGCTTGTTGCGGGCATCGGTGTTCTCCTTCGCGTCTTCCAGACTCAAAGCCTTGTCATTGACGTTGACCAGAGCGGACATCGCCTGGGCAATCGAGCGGCGCAACTCCTTTTGCAACCGGATCATGGCGGCCGCGGTTTGATGCGGCGGCTCGATGATCTTGTAACCAACCCCGCGGATATTGATCAGGTAACGCTGATGCTTAGTCAGCATTTCATCCTTGAAGGCATCCACCTTGGTCAGGATGTCAAATTGCATAGCCCGATGCTCCAGCGCGGTCAGCTTTTCGTCCGGCTGGTGAATGTCGAGCATGACGGTCAGCCATTCCCAGGGAATGACATCGCCATACTTAAACTCCGCCAATGCATCCTTGGCCGCCTGCCGCCAGATCGGATCAAGCGGCAGTTCGTGGATGGTCTGCTCCAGTTCGGCAATTGCGCTGGCTTCCATGTCACGCCTCCACAATAAAGCGCCCGAAGGAGCCGCCCTTGGCCGGACGGTAGTCGCCAAGGCCAATGTATTTACCGGCGTTTTCAGCGGCGGCGACAACCTGCGCTCGCTCGACCATTTTCTCGTCAAAGACGATCTCGAATGACAGCGACCAGTCGCTGAGCTTAGGGCGGTAGCGCATCAAACGGGCCTGGCCCACCTTGACCGAGCGGCAATCGACACAGGACGGTGTTTCCCACATCTTGTCCTTGCTGGCGGGACCGTTGTGCTTGATCAGAACCGTGTCTTCGGTAATCAGGACGCAGCGACTGAACGCCGCCCCGAGTTTGTGCAGCTTGGCCCCTTGAATCAGCGTGCTCTTGATGTTGGTGGTTGGGAAGACGATGTCATCGCCGGGATAAAAGCCGAGCATGTACTCGCTGCGGGCAATGGCAATGTGGTCCTCGTCGGTTTTCTTGCGCTTGCTGGTGAGCGCCTTATGCCTGACTGTTTCTGGCGCAATGGGATTGGCGCCACGATCCGAGTGCAGCAACAGAGCAGAAGTCCCAACCAGTTTCATTTGAATTGATTGCATTTTTGTAAGCCTCAAAGTTATTGATGCGCCTTGCGGCGCCCTTGCCTTGCCCAGCCAGGCCCCGCCTAGCCAAGCCCCGCCTAGCCGAGCCGCGCCTCTGGTGGTGACCCACCGGAGAGGGCAGAACCCTCCCCGCTGGGGACGCCAGCCCTTGCCTTG